TCTTTCAGCCTTGCTTCCGCAACTTCACACACACTATTGCATTGTATGGCTATCTGTTCATAGTCCACTTGCACCTGTTGGCTCATTCGCTACCTCCTTTTAATGAAAATACTATATCTCTCCACCCCTCAACCGTTGGCTTGTCAAACGGGATCTGACGTCTTTCGGGGTGCTGGAATCCGTTTCGGCACATACGAAGTTTGTGTAGCGCATTCGCCTCGCTGGACTTAATAAGCCCACTACTTTCCGCATTATCAATCAACTCGTTAGCCTGGGTCGTGTTATCCGCATTCAGTAAATCCCTCAAATCATACTGCATCTTAACGACCAGATCACAAATCGCCTCTTTGTATTTTCCACGAGCAAGATACTCATCGATGTATTTTGAGGTGATTTTGTCGGGGTGAGATGCCGAGGTTTTTTCTATGGAAAGCACTTCGTGGACAGGTTCGTAAATCGCAAAGTATAAACCTAAAACCTTATATTCCTTATCCGCATACTGTTTGTACTTGTCAATTTTCTTCGCCGCCGCCTGCATCGTTGAATAGGCATTAAAGAAGTCATCCGAATTGAAATCGTCTCGCAAAGTATAATCGGAATAGTTCTCGATTCCGAGCATTGCGTTCAACTTCCAGAGGTTTGCCCTTAATGTTTCAAATTCCGTAGCAATACCAGTTTCGGCATCAATCCGCTCGTTTTCCAAAACATTATTCATATATACTTCAACGACATTTGCCACTCCGAGTATATCGTGAGTTTCAAACCCGGCAGTATCAAGTGCTTGATAGACAAGTTCGGGTTCTTCAACATCCTTCGTGGTCTCGGTAAATCTGCGGATATACTCTTGGTCGTTGATTTTTAATACTGCTTTTAGAGGTTGCAAAACAGTATTTTTATAAATCATATTATCAAGTTTGATTTCTCCGCAACTCTCGGTGAACAACTGCGTTCCATATTGAATCAGATACTCTTGCCACTCTTCGGCTTTTCCGAAAATAGCATTCATCTTGAGCAGAACATCTACCCTTTCGTCAACAGAATTGAAATGATCAAAGACATGTAAGAGATATCTTTCAAGCATCGTTTTACCTTTTAATGCTTGCGTCACATAAAGAATTACCCTTCCAATCTCGCCATCAAACTCCGTGTCTTGATAAATCTCATACACCTTTTCGCAAATTGACCGGAATTGTTCTTCAGTTGCTTTGCGCTCGACAAGGAGCTGGATTTCAAGAACATCTCCGAGTTTTTCGCAAGGAATTCTAACATTGTAGGGAGAATAGTATTTGCACCCTGCAAGGTCCAATAAAGCAAACTCCGCATTCTCATCTATCAAATCAAGAATGGCTCTCGAGTCGGTTTCTGATATCTTTATACTGCTATCGATGCCCTTGACTCCGAATCTTCCACGATTGATGAAAAGTTTACAAGGTCTTGCGGCTTGCTTTGTGATATCGAACGGGATGTAAATATTCTCGATGTTTTCCAGATCGGACATATCAACAGTTGGAACAGCAAATTGCCCTCTGTCGATACCCATGAATTTATATTTTTCTTTCGCAAGAAGACACTCGGTCATCACCGCCGAAGAATAATAACGAGTGAAAAATGCGGTTTCGTCCGAGGTTTCAAATCCATACTCTACTCCGGAAGGTTTAATGGTAAGGGTCATACCTCCTTCTTTACGGACTTGCATCTTCTGCGGCTCTTCGGTTTCATACGAGATCATCCGCTCTTCAGCCTTAAGACCGATTTTTGTCCTATTCGCATTGATGTAATCTTCCATCCCGCTTATATCGACATCGACTCTATCGAGGAACTCTTCACCAAGGAAAGAAGATGCAAATGTAGTATAAGCCTGGTTGCTGACTACATCAAACTTTCTCGTAACAGGGCTATAAAAAATGTCTTTGACTTTCACCTTTTCCGCGCCGGTAGGGATAGCACCTTCCCGCAACATCTTTTTGCCTTTATCCGTCAATGATAATTCGGCCATTCTGATGACCGAGAAATAATGCCCCAGGAAATCACTCGGTGCGAACCGCGAAGAAATGATATCCGTACTCATTAGGTTGGCAATCTCTCGTCCGAAGATATAGTGCAGATCTTTGGGAATGCCAAACTTCATCAAAACATCCACAATCGTGTCTTCCCGATTTGCATTATTCAGCAATAAATTGAGAATGATGTAAGCGATACCAGAGGCTTTTCTGACTTCGTTATATGTTACGCTCGTCCTATAAATATAAAGAGGAAAAGGAACGGTCGTGGTTTTTATCACTTTTAAGATTTTTTCCTCCATATCAGCCTCCTATAATATCGCTTGCAACAAGCACTCTGCCACGGCTATAAATCGTATCGATTATCTTCTCATACACGTGGAAGTTAATTTGATCACGAGACCTATCGCCCGACAAGTCTGGCAAATCAATAACCCCAGCCTCCGACAAGAACTTTCTCGCTCCAACGATTATCAGCAGTTTTCTGGCACGGGACAATGCAACATTGATACGCTCGAACTTCTTGATGAATTCGGCATCAAATCTGTTTCCGCTTGGGTTACGAACCATTGATAGGATAATAATATCTCGTTCATCCCCCTGAAAGTCATCAACCGTACTGATAATCAAGCGTTCATCCGGTTTGCCTGAAAAGCCGTTAAACTGCAGACTCTTGCGTTTTTTCTTTATCAGACCGGCTTGATCTCCGTATGTACAGATAACACCGACACTCGGTCTTTCATCGACCTTCTTATCCCCACTCACCCGAATCTTGCCTTGCTTAACCAGGTCGGTCGATGCAATATCAAGTTCCCGGAGCAACCTCATAGCAACTTCCGCTTCTTGCTCGTTTATCTTGGAAGTGCTACCCTCATACGCACTGGATTCTTTTTGGTCGCAGTCGATGAAGTAGACGTGATACTTTGGATCGATTATGGACTGCCCATTGATTTTCACGGTCAACCCGTGTTCTTTCTCTACATCTTGCTGTTTCTTTCCGATTGTCAGTCCTTTCCCCGTACCGCCATAGAAGTGATTAAACACCTCCATGATATGACTGTGGCAGCGATACTGTTTTGTCAGCATCACCCTAAAGTCATCGGGGACTTTTTCGTAAAGGGTCTTGAAGAAACACTCCTCATACAAGGCGGTATACTCTTCATTCTTTTCTTTGGTAATAATGCTCTCGTCAAGACCATCAAAGTCATCGCTACGAAGATGGCGCAAGTCATACATCGGCGGTAACTGACGATGATCGCCGACAAGGATAATGGTCTTTCCATAGAGAATCGGAATCAGCAAATCAAGGAAAGAGGACTTCGATACTTCATCAACGATGACAACATCGATACCTTGCTTTCTTATATCTACCGACTCAATTCCATATTTGCCGAGTTCTTGAAGTTGGGACTGGGTAAAGCGATCAGGGCTTGTGCAGGTGATGCCGAACACATTAACGCAGTTATAGAGTTCTCTGGTATAGGACTGCCTATCTTCCTCTATTATGTCATCCTGGGACAGATAACGAATGATTTCCTTGAACATAGGAATTTTGGCTATGTTCGCTGCGTTCATCGCATTGTAGTCGTATTCGATCCTCGTCCATTCCTCTCTAATGATATCGAAAGCCTCGTCAAGGTTATCGGAATCATACTCTTTTATGATGTTGAAATCACGGAAGAACCGGGTGATTTTCTGTTTTAACGATGAGCTTAACTCGCCATATTCCGCAATGCCCTCGTTGCTACCCAAGTCCTCGTAGGCTTTCTTATTCTCGGAGATACTCAACTGGATGTCTGCTATCTTTGCGGTGATGTCTGCCTCGTTGTTTTCGTGCGGTTTGATTTCGTTTTCAATTTTAGATATAATCTCCGCTATAAGTGATTGCAAACGAATCCTAAATGCGGTCAAATCTTCGGGCAGTCTCTTCAATAGGTCTTTGTTAGTCACGGCATTCGGAGCAATCGCAAAAATGATACTATCGGAAAAATCAAATTCCGTAGTTGCTTGCGCTTGTTTTATTTCCTTGCCGATTGCTATAAGTTCACCTTGGTATTCCTTATACTTTGCATAGTTCGCATCGCCCTCTTGAGGAGCTTCGTCCGTATCCGGGTCTCTTAACCCCTGCATAATACTTCTCAATTCGGACTGACGAGATTTTAATGCCACCAAGTTGTCTTCCGACAAGACATGCGACAACTCTTCCTTTATAGCATCAATGTTTACTCGAATGAGGTCGGGAACCTTGTCAACAGTCAACCCACTGAAACATTCGTATGATTGTAGGAGCTGTTCCACCGCGGCACGATATCCTTGGATATACTCTTCCACCGCGCCGTCCGTGGAGAATCGATAGTTTTCGATATACTTTTCGGTTCGTCTATATTGCTCGATGATTTCCTTTATTTCGCCGAGTGCCGCCCTCTGGGTTTCGAGGTGTTCATTGAGCTTGTTAATAACGGTTATTAGTCTATCCCTCTCGGCTTCCGCTTTAGCATTATCACGTTTCAACCGCAATAATCTGTCATATTCCATACGGAGCCTTTTCATCTCCTCATTGAATATGGCTTTATTCTCTTCAAAATGCTCAAAGCGGTTTACTTGTCTTTCGAGGTTTCCGCTTATGTTCGCATAGAAATTATCTACGAGCCTTTCGGGACTATAATTCGTATCTTTTCCGTTCTGCGAAGGAATCAACCGCAAGGGACGAATTTCTGGTATTTTCGGCAAACGTTCAAACACATTGTCGATTGCTTTATGCGTTTCCGAAGAAATCAATACCTTCTTTCCTTGCTTGGCAAGTTGAGCCGTTATTTCCGCGATTACTTGCGTTTTGCCGGTTCCCGGAGGTCCTTGCAAAAGGAAAATACTCTCGCTTGCTAAAGCCCTTCTAACGGCGAGTTTTTGCCCATCGTTCAAACTTTCCAAACACCAGTCGGGTTCCTTTTCGGACAGTCTTGATATCTGTTTCAGTTCGCCGGGAGCAAACAAATATGTAGGCAAGTATGGGTTTTTCACATAACCGCCAGCAATGGATGCCAGGGCTTTTTCTTGCCTTTCGATTTTCGCTTTTTCAGCCCGGTTATCATATACGAGATATTTGGGTTCAATTGCCTCGATGTTTTTAGTGATCTCGCTGTTTTTATCCGTTATATCTGTGGGACGGAAATAAATGCGATAAACTCGGATAGTTTCGTTTTCGATTTTTATCGCTTTTTCATTCGCTAATTGCTTTTGCAGTTCCTCTTCTATTGCCGCTTTTTCTTCGTTCTTTTGCGCCTTATATTGGATCTCTAACTGCTTTTCTTTTTCTTTTCTTACTCTATCAATCTCTGCCTGGCAACTGATCGCAAGGCTCTTTTCTTTCCTTGCAATTAATTTCTGGTTGCGGCGAATAAAGAAATCTCTCAATGAAATCGATGCTTTGATTTTTTCTACTTCGTCATAATAAACGAGATCAACGGCTTCGGCTTTCCCTCGCAAGTCCTCAAGTTGCTGATCCAACTCGTCCGCCGACAATTTCGATTTTCTCGCCTTGTCCATCTGGGCACGAATATCTGCGTGTTGCTTTTTCCGTCTCTCTTCCAAGGGAGCAACTGCTTTAGCAACTGCAGCATCATAGGCTCTCTTTACTTCTTTGTCGGAATTCGCCGCAATATCCTTTTCAAGAGAGTCTTCAAGTTCTCTGACATAGGCAGCCAACTTATCATCAAATCCCTTCTCAATAATAGGGATTTGCACGGACATAAATCTCTCTAAATCATTGCTGATTATACTTGCATACTTGCCCTCGACTTTTTTACTCTCCTGCTCATATGCCTTTTCATATCTTTTTTCAAGTTCGGTCAAATCCGGCTCAACATCCACCGAGGCAAAGAGATACCTTTCCCCAAGCAGATACTGATTAAAGCGATATCCTTTGGGGAGATTACCATTTTCATCATATTGCGGTGCAAACTTCGATAAACCCATCGCATCTTTGGTATATCGTTGCAGGTAGACTTCAAACTTGGGTCTTCCACGTCCATTCTTTCCGATGGTTTGAGAGACGATTTCTTTCCGATTGCGCTTAATGCATACGCAAATCAAGGGGAAACTGTCCGACCCCTGAATATTCCGAGAAAGAATGACTTGTTCCCCTTTTGCGAATTGCGGAACATTATCAAGCAATAAAGCCGAAAGCCTTTCTTCATCTCTTCTGTATGCCTCTTTTGTAATCATGTAAGAGTCGCATACTTCAATGCTGTCTATGGCTTCGCATCTTTCCGACTGCTTTCCTAAATAATATTTTCGGAACTGGATATATTCTTTCCACTTGTCCAAAACTGCGATAGTTTCGCCTTTGTTTGGAACCGGGAAGACATTTTCGCAAAGGTCCAGAATGAAGTCATTCGTTAAAATCTCATCGTGGATATCTCTTGTCCCATAATCCGGAACCGTTATGCTCCGTCCGCCGGCGAGAAACGAAGTAGTGGCAAAAGCACAGGCGGCATTACACAAAACTGCCCGTTCACCGAACTTGGCAACATTGCTATCTATCAATTCGATACCTTTAACTGTTACCGCCGTAACTGAATCGAATGTCAGATCTCCGATCACGATGACGTCATAGTTGGCGGGTAAAATCCTGGAGATGAACTCATCGTGTTCGGGTCTAATAACAATATTATAAATGCACTTCTTTCCGCGCCGGTTCTCTTGCATCCTACGGTCGAACCCAGGCATAGAAATGAAATACCTTTTATTAACCATGGAAGGAAAAGCTCCTCCCACGAAGGATTGGAGTGTTTCGGCAGTATTTCCTATTTTTCTTTTGATAATTTCGTATTGGTCAGTCAGAGAAGTGGTGTAAAAATCATCTTTCCCCCAAGCCTTCTCGCCCAATCCGGTAGTGAGATTATCAATAAAATTGAGATACAAGTATGCCATTTCGGTTTACCTCACTTGCGCACGAAAGACCGATATTTTTCAAAAATATCCAAGTAGTCAATAAACTCCTTTAATTCTGCTGGTGTCGACTGGGCCGTAATACGGGCAATCTTATCCAATAAAATAGTCTTTGTGAATTCATCCAGCCCATTAAGGCACTGCACCAAAGACACCTCTCTTTGAAGAACTGCGTTCTCTTTTGAAAGGCGATCAACTTCATTCGTCAGCTGCTCGATGGATGCAATAGACTCTTTCTTTTCTTGCACACTATCCTTCAAAATGCTCGAAATACGATTAACATACTGCGCCAAAATATCGGCATTGGATTCGTCCAACACCAATTCCAACTCTTCTTCACTTTCTTTTCCAAACAGATAGAAAATCTTTATCTGCTTATCTTTCGGGATATCGGAAAAGTTTTCGAGGTTTCGATAATTATAAATAGTGACCTTTGAAATCTCTAAATACTTTATCAAATCGGATACCTTAATAGAAAATTTCGTGACGAGCCTTTCAAATAGTTTAGTAGTCATAACGCACCTTCCATAATTAGCGATGAATCTGTTATACACTTTTAATCATTGCTTGTCAATATCTTCGGTATAAAATGGTCTATTTTTGAAAAGTTTTTCCGTCCGTCTGGGTTTTTTCAAAGTCCAAATTAGTCCACAAGTCCTTTTTAAGACTGATTTTTATTGTGAAATAATCTTTAACATATGCGGATATGGCTTGACTTTTTCTGCTTTTAGAGCAATATATCATATAAAAACGGAGTATTTTATATGGATCAAAAGCAGAAAGAAAAAGAAATAGATTATCAGCTCACAAAAATGCTGATATATACCCTTTTAGACAAAAACTACATATCCAAAGAAGATGCCTCAAAAATGCTCAACATGGCGAAGGAAAAATTTTCAACGATTACGGGAGCCGTGGATACATTATGAAAAATCGCAAAGTTAGAATACTGATACCACAAAAAACCGAATTTCAAAGCCCTATGAAAAAACGTGTGGTTGCCGTCTATGCAAGGGTTTCCACCTCTTCGGATGAGCAATTGAATAGTTTTGAAGCTCAATCGGACTATTATCAAAAGTTAGTCCAAACTCGCCATGATTGGGAGCTATATAGGATCTACCAAGATGCCGGGATTTCAGGCACTTCGGTCAAGCATCGTCAAGGATTCAAAGATATGATCGCTGATGCCTATGCGAAAAAATTCAATTTGATTATTACAAAATCCCTCTCTCGGTTTGCGCGGAACACATTAGATACATTGACCTATGTTCGTAAACTGAAAGAAATCGGCTGCGAGGTCTATTTTGAAAAAGAGAACTTATGGACACTCGATTCAAAGAGCGAATTCTTTATTACCATCATGTCAGGACTTGCTCAAGACGAAAGCCGATCGACTTCTGAAAATGTACGGTGGGGAAAGCAAAAAGCCTTTGCTGATGGGAAATACTATGCCCCATTCGCCCATTTCCTCGGCTATACAAACAAGTGGGAGATAGTCCCCGAAGAAGCAAATATCGTTAAAAAAATCTTTGAATACTACCTTTCTGGGTATACTTACTATTCCATTGCCACTCTTTTGACTGAACAACACATCTCCACCCCTACCGGCGATAAGGAATGGAAACATTCTACTGTTAATAGTATATTAACTAACGAAAAATATAAAGGCGATGCGTTGCTGCAAAAGAAGTTTATCGCGGACTTCCTTACAAAAAAGGCTCAAAAAAATACCGGCGAATTCCCTAAGTATTATGTTGAAGATGGACATCCGGCAATAATACCACGGGCAACTTTCGACTTTGTTCAAGAGTGTATTAAATCCCGCTGTCCACAAAGATATGGGTCGACTCCGACAAAATCCATCCGCTATTCTTGCGCTCACAATCTCTCGTCAAAAATTATTTGTTGCGATTGTCAAAGCGAATATGGTCGATTCAGCGCACACAATTACAAAGGAAAACGAGACTTTTATTGGCGTTGTGTTCGGTTTTACTCCGGGACAAAATGTTCAAGCCCTTGGTATCGGAGCGAAAAGTTGGATTCATTCTTTCAACTGTTTTTTCAATATCTCCTTAAAGAGCGACCCCACATATTTTCTTTCGTTCGAGAAATGACATCAGTTTCGGGCTATTCTAATATTACGGACCTTGCCTACCAAGCATCGGCACTAACGATTCCCCGGTCTGCTTATTACATTATTATAAATAAGGTTTTCACCACACATTGTGGCATATTAATTTTCTCTTTGTTTAACGGCTCCTTCCTTGCGTTCGACATAACAAAAAAAGAGTTCTCCGACATCTCCAAAACAGAGGTCGAAAAACTCCTTCATTTCACTCTTTAATTTGCGACATTGATTATCGTAAGGTTGGCATCTTTTGCGTAATTGACCGTATAAAAGGTGCCGCCTTCGTTCTTTGTTAGATAGCAAATGCAGTAGGCGCTATTATCAACCAGGTGGCGATTCCGCTTATGCATACAACCTCGTGTGTATTTCTCCGAGGTTTATACAACCTTATCAGCCTTTCCCTTGATGTCCGCATAAACCATTTTATCTTCAGTCTTCCAAAGCCGGTCTTGATCCTGACACGGAAGAATTAATATCAATTTTACTTCGGGATGTTTTTCTTTTGCCTTTAAAACCACCTCGGCAGCGAGGGTATCAAAACCTAATGCACCCCCGGCGCCGAAATAAATCACCCCTTTGCCTATCAATTGCTCTACCACTTCCTCGGTTTTGCGTTTGATAGACTCATAGTCCCTTTCCGGAATATCACGATGTCCAGTAAAACAACATGTCCGCTCTCTCATCGTTTATCCTCCCAAAAGAAAAAACCGCTGTCAATTAAAAACAGCGGCTCGCATTTGTCTTACAAAAGTGCCGCCCCCTTACGAGAACGGCACTGTGAAATATACCCTCACGTAAGTTACCACACTTCTTTTTCGCTCACAGTACCTTTGTAGGAAATTGTAAACGCGATTGGATATAATTCCACCGAGGGAATATATCCTACAAAAAGGCACCTATTTAACTCGTGAGCGATAAAACGAACGGGGTTCGTCTTGTTAGAGTTATTTAGTTTGTTGAAAAAGAAATGTGGTATGGTTATTATACACCATTTCGGTGGGAAAAGTCAATGTTATAGGGCACCATGCGGTTACTTTTATCACCTTTTTTCCTAAAATGCCCTCAAAAATGATTCCCACTTTTATTTTATTGTCACATCCCGTTCCAGTCCGTTCCGGAACTTAAAGCTCAAAACCTTATTTCTTTTTACCGTGATCGTTTCGACCATTATGATGAACAGTCTCGGTTCAAACTCTGTTATCGCATTATCACGGCTCGACAATTCTTTCATAAAAGCCATTATCAAATCACCCTTTCTGACCTTTTCGTCCCTTCCGGTGGTTAACTTTCTAACTTCAAAATCCAGATTTTTATATCTTTCTTCAAGTGAGTTATACTCCTTCCAGAATTCCGCTTGGTCTTGCGATACGCGTGAGTTCTTTTCGATAGCCTTTCTTATCATTTCCGAAACCACACTTTGCTCTTCGAGTTTAGATCTAATAATCACATCCAACTCGACTGTATCCGAAAGAACAGAATGGATCTCTTCGCATTCCCGTAAGAGCATTTCTTTTATCTCCATCACCCCATTCATCGCCTCAATAAACCCTCTCTTAAGCTCTTCCTCCGTAACAAATTGGGTTTTGCAAGGATTATCAGGACTTTTTTTATTGCACAGATAAACAGTTTTGCGATACTTATCATTGGAATGCCATACCTTTGTCCCATAATACGAACCACAATCCCCACAAATAATTCTCGAAGAAAAAACCGTGTTCCCGCTATAACTCCTTCCGATCCCTTTTCTTCGTGCAATCTCTTGTTGGACTATCTCGAATTCTTCCGGTGGGATAATCGCTTCATGGCTATTCTCAACATAGTATTGTGGAATTTCACCTTCATTCTTTTTTGTTTTCTTTGTTAAAAAGTCTACCGTAAAAGTCTTCTGCAATATAGCGGAGCCCTTATATTTTTCATTCGTCAAGATGCTTATTATCGTTGTGGAATTCCATTCTTTTCCCCTTTGCGATGCCGTGGGAACTCCGTCCTCCGTTAGTTCGGTAGCAATAGTATACGGTGTTTTACCGAGCATAAATTCTCTGTAAATGCGCCTTACAATCTCCGCTTCTTCAGGAATCACCTTCGGTAACTTATCTTCCCCCCTTTTATAGCCGAGGAACTGTTTATAAGGCAGGTATATTTTACCGTCTGCCGATGCCTTGCGTTTACCCCAGGTCACATTGTCCGAAATGGAGCGGCTTTCATCTTGGGCAAGGGAACTCATTATGGTCAAAAGCACCTCGCCTTTGCTATCAAGGGTATAAATGTTTTCTTTCTCGAAATAGACCTCGATACCTTTTTCCTTGAGTTTTCGGATCGTTACCAAGGAATCGACCGTATTTCTCGAAAAACGGCTGACCGATTTCGTGATGATTAGGTCAATCTTCCCGGCAAGGGCATCGTTTACCATTTCCAGAAACCCTTTCCTTCTTTTCGTACTCGTTCCCGTTACCGCTTTATCCGAATACATTTTTACAAACTCCCAATCGGCTCGGCTCTTTATGTAATCGGTATAGTATTTGATTTGAGCCTCATAAGATGTTTCTTGCTCTTCGCTATCCGTGGAAACACGAGCATAGGCAGCCACTTTGCGTTTCTTAAAGCTAACGTCATTTGCGGTTATGGGCTGAAATGTTTTTGTTGCGGGTATAACTGTTACTTTCGGCATTGTCTGTTTCTCTCCTTTAATTTTTCTCCGAACTCTTTTCTTTTTTCATCCGTCCAGGTGGATTTCCTCGAATGGTACTCCCAGTGCCTTGTGATCTCCGTCCCGTCCTTCATCTTGAATAAAAGGGTGTTATTTTCAATCGGTATGATTTTTTCGACTTTTTCTTTTAAAGCAGTAGCGTTTAACTGTTCGACTTCCACGACATCACAAGTGACCGCCGTAAGGATATCTTCGGGAATGGTCTGCGTCTGTGGACAGAAGTCTTTTCCTTTTTGCGAAGAAGTGCTGCAAACCCATGCTACCGTATAGTAGGTTTTCTTTCGGCGATAATGAACCCCACAGCAGGGGCATTTAATCATCCCGAAAAACGGGTATTCCGGCTTTGTTTCCGCTGCTACTTTTTCCCCATATTCGTTTCGACGCCTTGCCATTTCTTCCTGAATAAAATTGAATGTTTCAAGCGGAATAATCGCCTCGTGGGTTTCCTCTGCGTGATACTTTGGCAACTCTCCCCGGTTTCTTCTCCATTTTTTCGTAAGATAATCGGTAGTATAGGATGTTTGAAGAATCAAGTTCCCGGTATAGTTGTAATTTTTCAATATTCCGCTGACCCCTGCGTGATTCCAAAGACCGCCACCGCTACTCGGTATTCCTTCGGCATTGAGCATCTTCGCAATCTTCACATATCCGTGTCCGTCCAAGTAATACTGAACGATCTTTTTAATGACCGCCGCCTCTTCGGGAATTATCTCAAAACGTCTGTTAATCAACTTATAGCCGTAGATATGCCCGCTCCAGGGCTTTCCTTCTTCAAAACACTTCTTTATTCGCCACCGCATATTCTCACTGTTTGAAAGGCTTTCTTCCTGGGCATATGCAGCAAGAATGGTGAGCATCAATTCGCCCTCGGTGGTAAAAGTGCTTATGTTCTGTTCTTCAAAGAAAACTTCAACCCCCAGGCTTTTCAATTCTCGAACCGTTTCAAGCAAAACCACTGTGTTCCTTGCAAAGCGCGATATAGACTTCGTTATGATGAGGTCGATATTCCCCTTTTTGCATTCGCCTATCATTGTGATGAACTGCTTTCTACCTTCTTTCGTCCCTGAAACCGGTTCATCGGCATATACTCCGCAAAATATCCAACCGGGTCGCTTTTGAATGTAGTCTTGGTAATAGCTGATCTGCGCCGAAAGCGAATGCATCAACGATTCTTTTTCATAGGACACTCGTGCATACGCGCACACACGCTTTAACCGCATAGACGGCATTATTCTCGGTGTTATATTCTCAACATTTCTTTCCATTCCAAGCCTCCTTTCTCGCTTTCGCAGAACACTCACGAGAGCAATAAACTCTATGCGGATTACCATATGCCGTGAATGCTTTCCCGCAAACCGGGCAGACATAATCATACATAGCTTTTAAGTTTCTTTTTTCTCGGTGCTTTGACCACCAGGCCATCCGGCAATCATAATTACAAAACTTCTTTTGCTTTTT